GAGCAACTTTTAGATGCTTATGAGCAGGCTAACGAGGCACGTTTCCGTGTGCTCAATCAATTTCACCAGCTGACTCAAGACCTTAAACGGTTTGGTCTTACGAACAAAGACATCGCAAAGATTTTGAGCAGAGCAAAAATCGGTGGGTATGAAGCTATCCTGAAGGGGCGTTACGAACCGTTAGAGATCAGCGACGCAGTCCTGGAAACCATGCAAGAGAACGGGACTCTGGATCAATACCCAAGACAAGAGATCCGGGACATCATTAAACAGCAGCGCAACCGTAGGTTCGGTGCGGCTATGGAACAAGAGCCGCAGCAGGTTAGACCAACCTCGGCATCTGCTCCGTGGGAAAGATTCCAATCCACACAACAAAGGGCGGCACCAGCCGCCCCCGTAATCGGTTCAATGCCAGCGCCCGCGACCCCACAGTCGTCGCCTGCACCGGCAAGAAATGCACCTCCAAATCCTGCACTGTTAGGTTCTGATCCGATCTCTCAAGCAAAGAATGCTGAAATCGCACGAAGTCTCTCCGGTCAGTGAGTGATTTCATAGTGTACGTCGATACCCACCCCTCCTAGTATGACGACGAGGTCCTCGGCTGCAGCATGAACCTCTTCGAACATCTCTTCGTCCGCAGAGATCAGAGCTACATGGATTAGGTTAAGCAGAGCTTGGATCTGTTCAGGATGCATGTCCTTGAACCCAAGAGTCTTGAGATCTTTTTCAGGTGTCATTCGACCTCTCCTTCTCACAGCATCTGCTTAATCGTACCATGGTTCTGAGAAAACGAATAACGAGAGTTCGCTTTCATCCGAGCATTATTTGCTTGCTTTTCGGTGGTGAACAAACCCAGATGTACCTGCTTACGGTCCACCGTCACATAAGCACGCCACTTGTTTTTGCACCTACTCACTCCTACAAACCCAGAGGTATTGTTCTTGTATGTGGTTTTGTTGCGTGCGTTTTCAGTCTTGGATGCAGTTCGCAAGTTACATATTCGGTTGTCCGTTTTATTTTGGTTAACGTGATCTATGTCCCCATCAGGCCATGTACCATACTCTAGCGCCCACATCACACGATGCGCCAAATAGTTTTTGCCAAAAACTTTCCCGTATAAGTAGCCTTGCGTTTGAACCGACACAAAGGCGGCTCTGTTATTGTACTTGTTTCTCCAGTGGATTTTTCCAGAAGCAGGATCCCAAGTGAACAGCTCTCGTAGTTGTTCCGGTGTCATTCGACCTCTCCCCAGTTGTTAGGCAACCCACGAAGGGCTGGGATATCGTCATCAACTTTAGAAGGTATTTTAAGAGGAAGTCCAGTCTCCATGATTTCTTTGATCTGAGCCGCTTGGGATTCGTTCTCCACAGAAAAACAAAGTTCATCATGCACCGTCAGCAAAGGAATGAGGCCCGCGTTAAAACAGTCAGCCATAGCTTTTTTCGTTTGATCTGCGGCAGATCCTTGGATCAGCTTGTTTAAGGCCTTGTAAGTAAAGGCTCTTTTCAGATTGTTACCTACCGTGCCGTACTCTTTCTTCGCCTGTTCGAGGGGCAAAGGTTTGTTGTATCCAAAGGTTTTGGGTTCCCAAAGATGGAAACGGCACAGGCGTCCGAGGATCGTGCGTATCTGCCCGTTCTTCTCCGCTTGATTGCTTGCAACCGTAGCTAGTTGCTTAACGAACGGAACCTTAGTTTGGTGCTCTTCGATGATGCCCTTCGCCTCTTCGTCCGATACGCCCAGCTGCGCCGCAAGCTTGCCTACACCCATGCCGTACATGATGCCCAGGTTCACAACCTTGGCTTGCTTACGTGTGATGCCAGCGATGTCTGCAACCATCTGGTGCAGGTCCACGTCGCCCTTGTGGTATTCCTCGACGATCGTATCAACCACTGGGCTGCGCATGTGATCCGGCATCGACGCAGCAAAGTGAACGAGCAGCCGTGGCTCCTGTGACGAGTAGTCAAACGAGCCCCACATCTGCCCTTCCTCTGGGATGAACAGGCCACGGATCAGCTTCTTGATGTCAGGGTCACGCGCCGGGATCTGCTGCAGGTTGGGGTTCGAGGATGAGAAGCGCCCTGTCACCGTGCCACCATCGTCGCTGCGTAGCTGGTGAAATTCCGTGTGGATCCGCCCGTTATGCGCGTGACGCAGGATGCTGTCGATGAACGTGCTGTCGGCTTTGTCAAACTCACGCAGCCTCACGATCGCCTGGCACACTGGGTGCGGGTGAGCGTTTAGATACTGCTTGGTGAAAGACGGTGCACCAACCTCGGTCTTTGGATACTGTAGATTCAAAGCATCAAAGACCTGCTGCACAGACGCAGCCGCCCAAGGTTCGAGGGCCACGCCTGTCTTATTTTTGATGTAGGCTTTCAGCTCTTGGACCTTGGACCTTAGACCTTGGCGGGCAATATCAGCCTTATCCAGATCCACACGCACGCCACGCATCCGCATCTCCACCATCATCGGGATGAGCGATGTTTCAAGATTGAAAATGTGCGTCAGGTCTTGCTCAGAGATTTCTATCTTCAGACGGTCCCACAGTTTCATCGTCATAAACGCATCCTGCTCAGCGTACGCTCCAACGTACGACGCAGGCAGGCGCCACATGTCAGCCTTGGGATCGATGCCCCAGTCCTTGGCCGCAGCGCGCAGCATCTTCTCGTCCTTGCGCATATCGATGTAGTCTTTGCCTAGGTTGTTTAGGCTGTAGGACCAGCGGTTCTCATCGATGATTGCGCCAGTAATCATAGTGTCAATGATTCGACCTTGAACGTTAACCCCTTCTGCGCGCAGCCAGCCCAGATCGTAGGTGGCGTTGTGCATCAGCTTGTCGATTTCCGGTGTGGCCATCTGCTTGCTGAGCCACTTCATCGTCATCTTCGGGTCGAGGTTGTGTCCGTTCTCGTGGCGGATCGGAAAGTACCAAGCCTGGTCCCCGGCAGCGATGGCGATACCCACGATGAAACCGTCGTTACGCGCCCAGCCTGGGCCAAGCTTTGTAAGGTTTGGGTCGCAGGTCTCGAGGTCGATGGCGATCTGCGGATAGCAGGTCAGGTCCGGGTAGCTAGATGGGATATTCCAATCAGGCTCTAGCTTCTCACCGAGATCCATTCGCTCGAAGAATGCGATTGTGCTTTTGTCTTTGCGGTCTCGCGCCATGCCTTAGCCTTTCTCGAAGCTGCCACCCAAAGCGGAGTAGCCACATTTGTCGATCCACGAATCTTCATGGTCGATAGTCTCCATGAGGCGGCAGGTCTTCACCCAGTCCATCATCAATGCGACATGCTTGGCTGTCAGCTCACCCTTACAGTTGTCCACGATGACGTTCCAACCAGCAGCAATGCGATCGAAATTGTGGAAAGCATCACCGTAATCCTGGGCCCTCTGGCCTGAGATAAGTTCTTTTGCGGTATCTAGAATTTCGTCGCGTGTCATATCGTGTACCTGTATTTTTCAAAGCTTTCAATTAGGTGAAGGTTATCCTTGGTGCGTGTCACCGCAACGTAGAATATCCTGTGCTCGTCGTCTGGGAATCTTGAGTTTTCAGCTGCACGGGTGCTTCCCAGATACACCACGCAGTTCTCATCCTCCCCGCCCTTCATGGCGTGGATAGTGGAGATCTTGATACGGGGCGGCTTGGTGATATCCTCACCGCTGTTCTCGATGTTGAGAAGGTACGTCCTCATATCGTTGCCAAGGCCTAGGATCTCAAACGCATCACGGTTGTCGGTCGTGTCGCTCTCGCCCTTCTGCTTAAACCCAAACTCCCGGATCAGATCCTTCAGGGTCAGCGTGCTGGTTGGGTCCGCCGCATCCAGAAGCTTTGTCGCGCCTCGCTTAACCACAGCCTTGTCTCCCTGCTTTGGCACAACCTCGTACAGCTGCCGAACACGATCGACACTGACGCCTTCGCCGCTGCTGAGCTTACGCCAAGTCTTGATAGCCCGAGCTTGCTCTTCGCTCACAGGTGTGTGCCCCTTCAGCGAGTAGTAGTACCCAGCCTCACGCACATACTTGGCGATCTTGTCTGCGTAGTAGTTGGTGCGTGCCATGATGGTCCACGAACCTTGGCGCATGTCGATGCTGTCAAAGTCATAGTGCCAGCGAACCGAACCCTCCTTGTCCATCGGAGCGTACTCTTTCGGTACTCGTCCCTTGATCCTTTTGACGATACGGTTGGCCACCTCGAACACCTTGCGAGGAAGACGATACGATTGAGTCAGCACTATCTGCTTTGGAGACATGGAGATAAACTGTTGGATGTTTACCCCTGTCCATCGGTGTATAGCTTGGTCGTCATCCCCCGCGATCAGTACGTCCTCGGCATACTGCGCCATCTTCTGCACCATCATCCACTGCAGCGGCGTGAGATCCTGTGCCTCGTCGATGATCAATAGCTTCAGCCGAGGCGGCTCACCGATCTTGATGAACATCTCGATCATGTCCACGTAGTCGTACTTACCAAGCTTGGCCTTGTACTCTGTGATCGTTTCGAAGATCTGCTTGGCTTTGAACAGGCTCACGTCGAAGGTCTCGTGCTCTTTCCACTCCTCCTCCAAGTCCACCATGCGGTAACGCGCGCGGTCGATGATCCGGATGTACTGGCTCCCACGCTTCATGTCCTGGGGCACCAGCAGTCCATCCTCTGGTATGGCGCTCAGCTTGAACTCCTCGCCCAGCATCCTGCCCAGCGCAGTGTAATCCGCAGAGGACAGCAGGTCCTCGTTGCGCAGATGCAGGCCAGCGAAACCTGTCGAGTGCAAAGTGCGGAAGTTGCGTAGCTGCT